AGTGTTTGCTCTTAAAAGTGATGAGCCGATGCAACAGGGAAGATATGGCCAGCCAGCACAGCCGAACCCTTACAAGCTCTACAACATGGAAAACTACGGCTTAAAGGAGATTCCAAGATGAGCGAAGCTTATTTTGTCGAGTGGGAATGGCGCAAAAAGGACTTCTCTAAATCCGAAATCCGACAGCTGCCTATCCAGTTCTACTATGTGCTATCTAATGACGGATTCAATGTAACGCTAGCCTGGGAATGCGCGCCAACGTATGACGATACCGGCGCTAAATACTTCCCGCCTAATAGCTACCCGTGCCAACCGCACGAGATTAAGCGCCTAAACAAAGAGCGAGCCAGGCGCTTAGGAATCCACGAGCAAAAAATAGTAGATAAAAAAGTCCGGGAAGAAGCTCGCCAGAAATTGCCGTTCTAAGCCCACAGAAGCCCGTCTGAGCGATTTTAGCCGAAAAGTTGAGTGTCTATGCGTTTTAGGTCGAAACATAGCAAATAAAGCCAAATACGCAACGAAAGGACAAAAAATGGACAACTACCAGTCAATCATTAAATCGATGCTCGCACTATCGCTCAAGAAACACTATCGTATGAGCGACCGCCAGATAACTCTTTTAGAGTGGAATCAAGTAATTGGCGGCACGATCAAGATGCGAGGGACGGGCAGAGAAGTGCATCTAACGCCAGAAGAACAAGCAGCGCTCCGCACTATCCCTATTCACGGCCGCTTCGTCTTTAGCACTTCCCCTTTTGAACCCACTCAAGCCCCAAAAGAACCGCTCGGCCAAAGAATTGTGAAGAAGCTCCCAAAAATGCCAAAAATTAAACTATCAATCGAGCGGTAAGGGGGCGTTCAAAATTATATGATAAAGCTTATGAAAAAGCATTGACAAAGCTTAAGCTATGCGCTATTATAAGGGTAGTTCAGCAACGAAAGTTAATTGAAAGATGATTCAAAAAGGCGATTGGTTAATCGTCTTATACCGAAACTTGGGATGTCGCACAATGTATATTAGGACATCTTACAAAGAAAACACAACTATAAGACATAACCAATCGCCTAAACAGGGCGATTTTTTCAAAATCAATCTGGTGCAAAGGAGCTATTCGAGCCTTGCGAATCTACTTAACAACTTAGGTTAGCGAACAACACTAGCTATCAGACTGGCCTCGGCTCTCTTAACCGTGTAGAGCCATCAAGATATTTTCATCACCGCAGATGAGCCGGGTAAAAGCTCGATAGCTCCTAGTTTCCATAGACGATGGCGACTGACAACTATTCAATTTTTCGGTTTTGCTAAGCGCTTCCCAATAGCTTTGCAAGAATCTTTTTCAATTGCTGGAGCGAGGCCAATCCGATAGCTAGTGGCAAATAACAAAATAATTTTTCGCTACCGATAACCAGACACCGATACCCCCTTTTATATCTTTCTAGTTCAACAAACACGGAACATAAACCTAAACTCCTTTTAAGTTTTGAATTTCGTAATTTATCTAGTATCACCGCCTCAGAATCACACTACTACACTCGGCTTTAATCTTTATCTCACCGAAAGCCTTTAAGCGGATTAAGTCTTATGGTGTCTGGTTACGGGTAGCGAAGAAAGGAGCAAAACAAATGAGAAAGAAACTCGCCATCGCAGGAGCAATTATTTTAGCCCTCGCTGGCGCTGTGGCCGTAGGCAACTACCGAGCCAAGAACCTTGAAGCATACGCCGAGCGCAACAACTGCACTTGGACATATTACTATGACGAACCGATCTGCAAATAAAACAAAGGAGCAACGAAATGACAACTAAAGAACAAAAAGAGCTAACAGAAGCGATAAACGAGCTAGAGCGCACCGAGAACATGACGGACGAGGAACTCGAACAGGAGGCTATCGAAACTTACGGATCGAGAGCAGAAGAACTCGACTACATTATGGAGCGCCTAACGGAACTATCGAAACGAGATTTTAAGCGCTTCCAACTAGCCTTACGCTACAAGCGCAAAGCCCTAGAAGTTCGCAACAGCATCACGGCAGGAGCTTAACTATGATGCCGGAAATGAGAGAAATGAAAGCCGCTTGCGACAAGTTCCTAGCCGAAGCGGAAGAAGTCCTCGGAAAACTCAAAGAGGAGGCCGAAGATGAGCAAGATTAAAGACTATATCTGGGAACAAATAGAAGAAGGTAAAGAAACAGAGGAGATTACATTTAATGAGCGAAATCAGAAAACTAAAAGCTAACGAGATAGATTGCCGAGTAGCGCAAGTATCCGAGAAAGGGCTAAGCTTACTACTCTACAAAGATGCTCGTGTAGATCAAAGAATCCTAGACGAAACTTACGGCGCTATGAACTGGAAAAGGTCGCACCAACTTATCGGCGATAGGCTTTATTGCACCGTAGAAATCTATGACAAAGACAAACAAGAATGGGTAGCGAAGCAAGATGTCGGCACGGAATCAAACACAGAAGCAGAAAAAGGCCAGGCATCAGACAGCTTCAAGCGAGCTTGCTTCAACTGGGGAATCGGCCGAGAACTTTACACAGCTCCATTTATCTGGGTCGGAGCAGACAAGGTAGAGATTAAAAAAGGCAAGACTGGGAAGCCAGCTTGCTACGACAAGTTTGCCGTATCAGAAATCGACTATAACGAGAACGGCGATATATCAAAGCTTAAAATTGTGAATCTTACGAAGAAAATTGGAGTCTATCAATATGGAAAATAACGAGAAGAAAAACGAGCAGGGCGAGAAAATCGCCCTAGAAACACGCCAACAGCAACCAGTTCCAGAGGGCTGGGCGCAGAAATACCAGCAACGCCAGAGCCGTATCGAGGACAGATGGCGCTTTGTAGAGTATGAGGATTAGCCATGAAGAAGCAACTAACGACAGAAGATGAAGAACTTAGGAGCGTAACAATTCAGAGCATCGCAATAACCATCTTTGCAGCAATCGCAGCGGTATTGATCGTGGCGGCCATGATAACGGAAGTGCAGGAGGCGACTTATGGATTGTAAGAGTGGCAAACAATGCTTCTCGAGCGCTGGAGCGGCTCAAAGGGTCGCTAGAAGCATGAACAACTTTAACAGAAAGAAGAACCGTAGAGCGGCCGGAAAAGCCCCAGCGAGGGTCTATGAGTGCGACATCTGCGGGCAATATCACATAACAGGAGCTAAAGACATGAAGCGTATCAAGGTGAAGTATATCCCTAACGTAGAAGTAATCGAAATCAACAAGAAAACAAACAAATAACAACCAATAGAGGCGCTTGCCTCTTGAAACGTCCTTATCGTTGGTCGGTAGGGGCAAACAGGAGGCAAGCTCGGTTATAAGTCTGGCTCATTATGGACAACTGGCCGAGCAAGCCTCAACCATTGAACGAAACTTAACAAAGACAACGGGAGAGCTTAACCGCTCCCCGCCAGGGCTTAGGCAAAAACGCAAGTTAAATGGAATCTACGAGCGGAGTCCTGGGGGGGGTTATTAAAAACTCCCAATGATGTCTTAAATCTGGCGCTCGGCTGAGTCCTATCGCCCTTGATGCCGACTGCGAGCGGTATCAAGGTTAGCAGAGGCGAGCGTAAAGCACAGCCGCAAGGCTCTGGCGGCCAATACAGAGCCAAAAATAGGAGGTAAAAATGGAATTATCTATCGAAGAACTAGCAAAGCTAAAAGATGCCGTTATGGGGAATATCGCAATCACCATTAACGATATGCACGAGAACTTATCGAGGTATGCAGACGGGCTAGAGATGAACGAGCTATATAACTCAATCAAAGACCTTACAGACAACGCCTCGCTCTTGCAGAAGATTAGCAACACGATCGAGCTGAATAAGATTAGCGAAGATATAGAAAATGCAGAAGAATAACGACTTTATATACCTCAAGGATACAAAGCTGCGCTATATCGGCTACACGAACGAGGCCTTTATACAAGACAAGCTATATACAGGAAACTTCCTTATCTTCCCGCAAACGACAGTCTGCTTTATATTACGAGGCCCGCACATCAATAGGGCGACTTATCAAACATTAACCAAAAACTGGGAAACACTAGATGGACGAGAAATTACAGAAATGGGCAGATACCAAGAGTATTAGATTAGCCTACGAAATCTGCGAAGAACTATACAAATCTATGGAGATTAAAAATGGCAGGTAGTAAAGAGGGCGGCCAAAAGGCTGCGGCCACAACAAAAGCCAAACACGGCAGCGACTTTTACGTGATGATTGGCCGAAAAGGTGGCAGCGCCAAGCGCAAAGCGCCGAGATGGTTTGAGGCTCATCCAGAGCTTGCTCAAAAGGCTGGCGCAATCGGTGGCAAGAGAAGCTCAAGAAAAGGCATCAAAACCGGCATGGGCAAGAGCAGATATAAGTATAAAAAGGTATGGAACGATTATGAAGCTACGGAATAAAAAGACAGGTCTAACTGGTAAATTAACGAATATAGATTTTTATACTTATGAAGATGCCACAGACTAAAGAAAAGGCTCTGACTCCAAAGCAGCAAAAGTTTGTAGCAGAGTATGCAAGGAACGGCGGCAATGCTTCGGCGGCCGCCAAAGTTGCATATCCAGACCAAAGCGAAAAAGTGGCAGCTCACCAGGGGTGGGAGAACCTACAAAAACCACAATTGGCAGCAGCAATAAGGGCAGAGTTTGCAAAGCAGGGCGTAACGCTCGATAAAGCTATCCGCCCTATCGTAAAAGGCCTAGAAGCTAAGGACAAAGACGGGAACGATGATTTACAAAAGCAAATGATGGCACACGACAGATGGCTTAAGGCTTCAATGCTAGACCGAGAAGATGGCTTGCAGCTCAATATCGAGAACGCTAAGGGCATAGAGATAACATTTAAGAACTTTAGGAAAGAAGATGAGTAGCGAAGCAGATTTGCAAGTGCAAGTAGCGGACTATCTACGCTTGCAGTATCCGAGCGTTATGTTTCATAGCGACTATGGCAGCGGAATTAAGCTCACAATGGGGCAAGCTATCAAGCAGAAAAGGCAGAACGGCGGTCGCAGAGCATGGCCGGATATGTTTATAGCAGAGCCTAGAGGGGTAAAGGCATCGTGCAAGGTTATACAGCCAGGAGATAGTGTTATAAAAGAAGCTCAATTTATCGAGCAGAAGTATGGCTTATTTCTCGAGCTAAAAAAGGCCGGCACTCGTATCTTCAAGAAAGACGGAACGCTAGTAGCTAACGAGCATATTAGGGAGCAGTTCGACCTACTGGAACAGCTGCGCCGTAAAGGTTATGTAGCAGAGTTCGCTTGCGGGTTCGATGAAGCAAAGAGAATTATTGACGGTTATTTAGGAAAATGAAGATATTAATACAGATGACATATATCTGCGCTATTGGTGGCATAGAAACAGCTATGTATCAGTTCGCACGAAGATTCGGCAAGGATTATGAGCTAGAGTTTGTAATCAATGCCAAAGCAGACGGAGCAGATGCGCAACTAGATCGCTTGCGCCCTTATGGCAAAGTTACTTTTGACCCTGGCAGAGAGCTAACATACAGCGCAGATATTGCGCTCGTATTTACGCCTATCATGCAGAGCGTGTCGTGGGATAATATCCAGGCTAAAAAGGTATATCAAGTAATCCATAGCGACCTATCGGGCCTTAAAGAGCTACCACAATGGGCAGATTTTACCTGGGCACCACCAAGCAAGCTAGATGGCATTATTAGCGTGTCTGAAACGGCTCAAAAGGGGCTTAAAAAGGCTCTCGGCCTAGATTCTATCGTTATTGAGAATGTTTTTGACTCGCCAAGCAATAACAGGCGAGTCTTTTGCTTTATGAGCCGTAGCACCGAAGAAAAGGGCTTTGACAAGGCTCTGGAGCTTATGGACAAGTTCGAGCAAGCAGGCAAGGACTATCTATTTATTATTGCTAGCCAGATTGACCCTTATGGGCCTTACTGGGAGCGTATAAGTCGTAATCCTCGCTATGTATATGCCAACGCTAATATCTACACGGATTCGCTAATAAGAGGCTGCGACTACCTCGTATCTCTTAGCTCGTGCGAAAGCTGGGGATATTCGATTCGTGAAGCTCTAGCTAACGGAGTGGCCGTGATTGGCTCTAAAGGTGTGCCAGAGATTGAGCGAGTAGTAAAGGACGGAAGTAACGGCTATCTGATTGACCGAAACTTAACAGATGTCGATAGCGAGAAGATAGACGAGATTTTTGACTATGTTCCGTGGGCTAAGGCTCTGCCTGTGCCTGGCAGGGGTAAAGGCGATACGGAACGATGGGAACAGTTATTTAGAGGAGAGTTATAGATGGCGAGAATTAGCATAGACCTAAAATTGAGCGAGCTAGAGCCAGAAGATACCATACAGGGCTATACGGCAGATAGGCTAGTTCGATTCGCAATGGCTGTAAATAAAGCAGGGATAAAAGATAGCGAACTAAAAGAGTTTTGCCATGATTGCGAAAGAATTGCGCAGATGATAAGAGCAGATTTTGAGCATAGTATGCATCAAGCGTTTATAGATAGTCTGCCAGAAGCTATCAGGGAGAGCAAACAATGCGAAACAGATACACTTTAGAGCAGATTCGGGAGTTTATCGCTTGCCCCGAGCTTGGCGATGACCACTACGGCAAGTGGGGAGCTATGACAAGAGAGCAAAGGCTAGTGATGAACGACTTGATAGAAATGACCAAAGAATACTACGCAAGTTTTATGCAGGCCAGAGCGAACGCTCGCAGAGGCACAGAAAAGGTATATATAGACCCGAAGTTTGCAACAAGCAAAGAAGAAATTGGGTATATGCCAACATTTAGGTTTATTGACGAGGAGCAGGCATAAAATGTTACGAGTGTTGGAGTTATTTGCAGGGATTGGAGCTTGTAGCAAAGCACTAGAGCGCCTAGGCATCGAGCATGAGATTGTAGATGCAGTAGAGATAGACAAGTATGCCGTAAAGTCATTTAACGCTATCCATGGCACGAACTTTGAGCCACAAGATATAACTAAGTGGGATAAAGATATTGAGTGCGATCTAATCATGCACGGTAGCCCTTGCCAGGACTTTAGCGTAGCAGGCAAACAAGCAGGCGGCGATAAGGACTCTGGAACTCGCTCAAGCCTTATGTATGAAACGCTTAGGATAGTCGAGAAGCTAAAACCGAAGTATGTAATCTGGGAGAATGTAAAGAACCTACTCTCGAAGAAGCACCGCCATAATTTCGATGCGTATATCGAAGCAATGGAGCAGCTAGGCTATAAGAGCAAGTATCAAGTCTTAAACGCAAAAGACTACGGCGTTCCGCAGAACAGAGAGAGAGTTTTTACTGTATCTATAAGAGATACCATAACGAGCGCAGCGTTTGTTATGCCAGACGGAACAAAAAAGCCGATAGCTTATAGCGAGATAGATAGCTTCGAGTTCCCAAAGCCTATCAAGCTCGAAAAGAGGCTAAAAGATGTGCTAGAGAGCCAAGTAGAAGAAAAGTATTATTTATCGGACGAGCAAGTAGCAAGCTTCAAGGCATCGACAGAAAAGGCGCAAGCAAAGGGCAACGGCTTTAAGTTCGAGCCACTCGAGAGAGAGAGTAATTGCTCACGCAGTTTGCACGAGAGCGGGGAGCAGACAGACGGACAACTTTATAGCCGAGCGATAAGGCTAGGTGGCTTATACGACAAACCAGGCAACAAACACCAAGCAGGCTCAATATACGAAAAGAATGGGATAGCTCCAACGCTATCGACCATGCAAGGCGGCAACCTAGAGCCGATGATAGTAGCTAGCCGAGGCGGAGGGGAAAGCAATACGCAAACGCTCGAAGCTCGCAAAGATGGGCTAACAAATACGATAACAAGCGTGCAAAAAGATAATTATGTTATGTGTAGCGATAAAAACAGCGAATAAAAAAGGCTACGACCTCGCTAGGGGGGGCGATGCGATAGACTTAGCATACCCAAATAGCAAGACTCGTAGGGGGCGAGTCGGCCACGGAGTAGCAAAAACAATCGAAACAGGAGGCAATATGGGAGTTTTAACGGACGATATGAGAATCCGCAAGCTAACGCCGAGAGAGTGCTGGCGCTTGATGGGATTCGATGACGAAGATTTTAACAAGGCGGAGAAAGTCTGCTCAAACACGCAATTATACAAGCAAGCAGGCAACTCGATCGTAGTAAATGTGCTAATGGGAATACTAAATAACTTATTAGGGAGCGAACATGAAGATTAAAAACTGGTTTATTTTAGCAGGCGGAAGCGCAACACGATGGCAAGGCTATCAAGGCGAGAAAAATAAGTGCTTTGTAAAGATTGACGGAGAGCGCCTTATTGACCGCACAGAACGCTTATTAAAAGAGAACGGCATAACTAATATCGAAATAGTTTTAGAGGGCTACAACAGCAAGCGAGAGGCCTTTGAGGGCATCGCAAGAAAGAGCAAGGGCGCTTTTGGTATATTGCTAGGCGATTGCTACTATACCGAGGCGATTATTAAAGATGCCGTAAATCGTGATGTAAAAAGTTGGAAACATTACTACTGCCCACACGGCAACCCCTGGACTGGATGTCCGTGGGAGGAGGGTTATATCCATCTAGTGCCGCAACGCAAATGGTGGCTAGATAAAATGACCGAGTTTAACAAGAAGTGCGACTCTGGCGAGATTGAGTTTAAGAAAGACTATCAGATAGACCGTTACTTGAGAGGACTAGGCCAAGACGATTACAGGCCGAACGAACTAGACGAGCATGACATCTACTGGTGCGATGAAACGGACGATCTAGACTATCCGAGCGATTACGATATGTTTATGGCAAGGCACGAAGCCAACAAGCGAGGCGAGCGCCAAGACAAGCTCTCAATTATTATCCCTAACTGGAATAACGGCAAGCATATCGGGAAGCTACTAGAGAATCTTACGAGCCAAAAGGTAAATATCGACAGACAAGTAGAGATTATCGTTGTAGATGATGGCTCGACAGACAACTCAAGAGAAGTTATAGACAAGTTCGGGCTAGTGCGCCATATATACCAGCCAAACAGAGGCGTATCGGCCGCAAGAAATGTCGGACTTATGGCAAGCACAGGCAAATATATAACCTTTATTGACTCTGACGATAATGTAGAAGCTGGCTATGTTAGGACTATCTTCAGCGAGATGGACAGAGGCTACGATTACTGCGTGTTTCCGTGGATTGACGACAAGAGCGGCGATACAAAGTTTCTATTCTTCGATCTAGTCGGCAACGCCGCTGTCTGGGCTTATGCGTTTAACTGGGATACTATCGGGAGCGAACGCTTTAGAGAAGATTGGAACGTGGCCGAAGATTTAGACTGGTTACAGCGTGTCGTAGTGCCTGGCAAGAACAGAGGCTTATCCGACAAGCCTATCTATCACTATGATTGGAACGCCAACCCCGACTCACTCTGCAAGAGGTTTAACAGGGGCGATATTAAAAAGGAGCGTTAGATGGCGAAGTATCGAGTGCATGGCGGCGGTTGGTATGTTTATTGCTACAACGACAAAACAAAAATAGGCCGATGGGGCATAGATGGCAACAAAGTAAAGGGCGAGCGTGATTTATTGACCGCCGAAGAAGCAGACAAGGTTATAGCCGACAACGAATCTAGATATATGAAGATGGGCAACGTATTTAAGGAGCGAGTCGAAGATGGCGAAGAACGATAAAACAGAGCTAATAATTCCAGAACAGTTTAAGGAGTTATTCCAGCCGAGCCAACAATGGCGACACTTGATATACAAGGGGGGTCGCTCGTCTGGCAAGTCGTATCAAGTAGCGCTATCAAGGCTTATTCTAGGCTCGCAGAAGAAGCTTAGAGGCCTTTGCACTCGTGAATACCAAAACTCTATGGACGACTCAGTAAAAGCGCTCCTAGCCGACCTGGTGGCCAAATACGGACTAAATGATTGGAAAGTGCTAGACAAGGAGCTACGCAACTTACGGACAGGTTCGGAAATACACTTTAAGGGATTGCACAACAACGAGCAAACTATCAAATCTTACGAGGGTGTCGATTGGTGTTGGGTAGAAGAAGCGCAGAGCGTATCGGCAGAGTCTATCCACACGCTCGTTCCTACGATTCGCAAAGAGGGCAGCCAAATTATATGGACATATAACCCGCTAACAGAGAACGACCCCGTAAAGACAGAGGTCGAGAACAGGTATAAGGCTCGTGGCACGGCTTTTGTATGCCATATCAACTCGGACGATGTAGAGGAGCTTTTAAGCCAGGAAATCATCGAAGAACGAGAAGCCATGCGAGTAGATAACCCCGACTTATTCGCTCATGTGTGGCTAGGGCAGCCGCTAACGAGTAAAACAGGCTCGGTCTTTGGAAATCAGCTCGCAAGGGCAGAAATGGACGGCAGAATTGGACGAGTGCCTTACGATGCAAGCGCTGGCGTTTATGCGGTGTTTGACTTAGGTATTAGCGACTCGACTGCTATCTGGTGGTATCAGATTATAGGCAGAGAGATACACCTTATAGACTACTACGAGAACTCTGGCGAAGAATTAGGCCATTATATATCAATGCTTCATAACAAGGGCTACAACTATACGACCATCTATCTGCCGCACGATGCCAAACAGAGAGAGCTTCAGACAGGCAAAACAAGAGTAGAGTTCTTCGAGGATAACGGCTTCCATAATATCGAGGTATTGCGCCCGACTAACTTTAACTTGGGCGATGACGATATTAACTTGATCGCACGCCCAGCCTTTAGCCGTGTATGGATTGACCGAGAGAAGTGCCAACGTGGCTTGGAGTGCTTGCGAGCCTACCATTACGAGTATGACGAGAAAAACAAGCTGCTTAAAAGCAAGCCGGAGCATGACTGGTCGAGCCACGCCAGCTCTGCCTTTATATACGCCATGATGGCGGCTACGGAGTGCAGCGAAGAAGCTCGACAGATAAATATCAAGTTTAAGACTTACACGCCTAAAGCGTTTAGAAAAAAGAGCGAAAATGACGGCAAATGGTGGTAAAAAATCAAATGTGTTATATTAAAAGTAATTGGCGTTGCGTAGATGGACACAATGGCTAAGAAGCCTACCACTACGACAAAAAAAGACAATCCAGTCCTCTCTCGATTCTTGAAGTATTTTACTGACTCTTGGACTTATGCGCAGCAAAACTACCACCAGACTTGGGAGCGTAACTGGAAGCTTTATAGAAACATCAGAACAGAGAAAAATCACCCTGGTAATATTGAGTGCTTCGTGCCGATGGTAAATAGCACGGTAAATACTATCGTAGCAAGCTTATTCAACTCAAATCCAACGGTAAAATATATCCCTAACCGTGCAGACCAGAGCGAAGAAACGGACATCCTTAACGATGTCTATCAAGACTTTGCTCGCCGTGATGGCTGGGCGCTCAAGAACAAAATCAATGGCCGCCAGGGCGTTATTACGGGCAATTATTTTGCATACTACGAGTGGCAGCCAGACGATGCAGGCGGCTTCGTCCATAAAGAGATTATTCCTATACGTGATGCTATCTTAGACCCGAACGCTCACAATATCGCCGATGCCAAATACGTTGGCCGTAGATTCTTTACGAGCAAAAAAGCCCTCGAAAATACCCTCATATTCAACCCAGAAACGGGCAAAATGGAAAAGAGGTATAAAGACCTAGATAACGTGCAAGAAAACGCCACAGACGGCGGTATGGACACACAGAGCGATAAAGCTATCAAGGATACAGCCCTCGGCTCAGTATCGCCAACAAAGGGCGCAGAGGTCGAGATTATTGAAATCTGGACTCACGAAGAAGTTTGTGTGATCGCCAACCGCTTAACGGTTATCGAACACCGAGAAAACCCTTACTATGCGCTTAACAGGGCCAAATTCGAGCAGCGCAAGCTTGAGTGGGAACTTAACAGGCTACAAAAACTCCAAGAAACGGCCGGCGCTGAAGATATTGGCGAGTTCAAAGAGGAGTTTAACAAAAAGGGCGCAGGCCTTATCCCGTTCGCCCATGGCTGCGACTACCCAGATGTATCGCTTATCTATGGCTCAAGCGATGTAGATATTATCGCTAACGAGCAAGAGCTCCTTAACACGCTTACAGAGCTTAACATCGAAGCCGTGCTTTACCAGCTATACCCAGAGCGCCGTATTGACCCTAAGTTTGCAGGCAAGCTCGACAACCTCGACCCAGAGCCAGGCAAGGTCTATCCGTTACCACAAGGCGCTATGGACTGGAACAACCCGCCAGCAATCCCAACTAACGCCTTTGCAGAGCGCAACAACATCAAGGGCGAAATCAGAGAGAGCGCAAGCGTATCAGAGATTAGCAAGGGCATTACAGCCACAGACAGCACGACAGCGACCGAAATTAAAGCTATGCTCGGCCAGGCAGATATTCGTATCAGAGAAAAGGCCGACAACTTGGCTCAGGGCTTCTTTATGCAAGAGGCTACAATCGTCTTTAAGCTATTGAAACTCTACGCAGACGATAACTATATGATTCGCAAGGTAGGCGAGGACGGCGTTAGCTTTGAAAATGTCGAGATGGGCAAGTTTATCGGCGATTATACGCCAATGGTTACGCTCGATGTCCAGGCTCAGCTCGAAAAGAGCGAGAAGCAGGAAGCTTATACAAATGCTTATCAGATGATTATCGCCGACCAAACCAACAACCTAACCGAAGCCAAGCGCATCATGTATCCAAAGATGATGCCAGACCTAACGCAAGAAGAAATCCAGGCGATTATTACGCCACAACAGCCAGCACAGCCGCCAATGGCGCAACCAATGCCAGAAATGGCAGATATGGCCGCACAAGACATGATCGCCCAAGACGTAATGCAACAGGAGCAACTAAATGCAGAACCAGCTCTCTAAAGAGGAGCAGAAGATAGTCAATAGATGGCTACGCACCGACACAGGAGCAAAGCTACTAGCGAACATTAAAGAGTTCGAGCAAGACCGGCTAAATAACGCCATGCTCGGCATAACGAAGAAACAAGGCAGCGAGTATATAGCCAACGAAGTAGCCGCTGCCGAAGCGATAGAACGACTGTATCAATGGCTTAAACCGCCAGAGAACGAAACGGACGGCGAAGAACAGTAGCCAACAAACGACCAAAGCACCTTAACAACAGCAAGCATAATGAGCCAATGCTTCGGCGCTATAAATAGTTATTAACTAAAAATCCCGTGAAGAACGGGCGCATCGCCAATGTGATAGCGCCGAGCCATTGGAGGGAAAACCCTCCAAAGCAACCATAACAATAATTAGGAGAGTTCATGGACGAACAAACTGGAACTGAGGACGCTCTTTTTGAAGCCTCGGATATGGAAACGGTAGCTAACGATTCTGTAACCGAACAAGCGGAGGAAGAAAACGGCTCGGCAGTAGAGGCAACCAATGAGCAAACAGATAGCGAAGAAACCGCTAACGAAGCGCCTGCCGTTGAATCTACACAGACAACACAAACAGGCGATGCGATAGACGAGTTCTTAGCAAAAAAAGGTATAGATCCTAGCGACCCGAACGCAATTCGGAAAATCGCAGATATGTATCGTAATTCTGAAAAATTGGCTTATAACAAGTCGCAACAAACAGCACAACTGCAAAGGCAGTTGGCACAGCAGAACCAACAAACAGCGCTCCCTGACCAAGAGGCACTAAATAGAGTGCGCAATCTTGAGATTCAGATGCAGACAAAAGAGTGGAAATCTACGCATAACCTTAGCGCAGAGGACGAACAGAAGATGGTTGAGTATATCAGCCGCCCTATCGTCGATAACCAGGGCAACCCGAAGATTAACCCTCTAACTGGCACACCTTACACAATGGGGATGCTAGTCAATAACGGCATTTTACCGTTGGACGATGTTTATAGGCTCGCTGGTTGTGGCGTAAAACAAGTCGATGACCTAAAAGCCAATCTTCGCAAGGAGATTGAAAACGAGATGGCTGCTAGACAAGCTGCAAAGAGGCCAAGTAGCAACGCTACCAACTCTGCACAGTTTGGTGAAGCCAAACAAGATGACCCATTTCTTACTGGATTGTTTGGCGATTAGTTTAACCAATCAATTTTAGGAGATAAATTAAAATGGCTATTAACCTAGCTACTAAGTATGCGTCCAAGCTAGACCAGCTCTTTACGGCTGGCTCTTACACAGATGCTTACATTAACAAAGACTATGACTTCACAGGCGCTAAGACTGTCGAGGTCTATACCGTTTCTACGGTCGAACTATCGAACTATGATCGCACCAATACCGGCGACCGCTTCGGTGGTAACAACGAAATCCAGGATGTCGTAACTGCTTACACTATCGGTAACGATAAGTGCTTCAAGCTCACGATTGACGAGGGTAACTACCAGCAGCAGGCTTTGGCCAAGAAAGCTGGCGAAGTTCTTAAAGCTCAGATGGAAGAAAAAGTTATCCCAACTGTCGATAAGAACCGCTTGCTTAAGGCTGCTATTGGTGCTGCCGCTGTTTCTCAGTATTATGCTCCAACCGCAAACGATGCCTATGGCGATGTTTTGAAGATGAGCGCCGCTCTTGACGAAGCTAAAGCTCCACAGTCTGGTCGTGTTCTCTGGGTTACCCCAACTTTCTACAACGCTATCAAGAAGCAAATCACTACTACCGTAAATGCTTCCGAATACAACGGCAAGCTTCTCGGCCGTGGCTTAGTTGGCGAACTTGACGGCACTCCAGTCGTGAAAGTTCCATCCAGCTACTTCCCAACCAACACGAGCGCTATTATGTGCCACAAGCGCTCTCTCTTGGGCGTTGAGCAGATTAAGAGCGTTAAGATTATTGACGACTCCGAATTGGTCGATGGCAAAGTTCTTCGTGGTCGCTTCATTTACGATAGCTTCGTCTTGAACGGTAAGAAGAAAGCTGTCGCCGCTATCGGCACGGGTTCTTTGAGCTAATCTAAAGCTTAAAACAATCTAAACCTACCAATCCCCCTACGGCCGAGGGGGATTTTTGGTGTGTGCTAAAATAAAAGTAATTGGCGTTGCGAGTGCATTATATACAATGGACTCAAACTATAATCTTGGCGGCCTAATAGCCCGCATTAAAACAAAGCTAGACGATCAAGAGTTCGACACGGACACTATTGCGCAATTCTTAAACGATGCCTACTTCGATGTCGTAGGCGATGAAGAATATCAATTTTTAGAGCAAATCTACCAGGCCACTACTCAAGGCTCGGATATTTTGCCACTACCTCGCAACTATCAGAGCTTATTCACGCTAACGGCCAAAAACGAGCGTGGAGTTCTACCGCTAGAATATATGTCAAAAGAGGAGTTCTTCGCACTAGCTAAGGACGACAGCCGCAAAGACTACAAATATACAATCTTCGGCAACCAACTATTTTACGGCTTGCCAAACATTGAGAACGATAAAACGCCGACTGGTGAGGACAAGTTCTACGAACTATCGCTATTTTACCTAGCTAAACCGGTCGCTATGGCCTCCGAAACCGACAAGCCACTAATTCCCGCAGAGTTCGGCGAAATCCTCGTCCTGGGCGCTCTAGCACGTTGTGAGCAGCGCCGTGATAACTTCGACTATGCCGGCATCTATGAATCTAAGATGGACGAGCTAGTAACCAATATGAAGCTTCGCTACTGCCCACGACAGCTCGCAAACGCTAACAGGGCTAAATTGCCTGTAATTGTAAGGAACTGGAACTAATGGCGATTAAATCAAACTTTACAAGGCGAAATGTGCCAAATGTCGGCACTCGCAAAAGCGCTCCGACTACTACCAACTTTGCTAAGGGTGTAGCCACCTACAAGCCAAATGACACAATGGGAACGGACGAGCTAAGGCTTGCGCAAGATGCTCGCTTTGATAGAGTGGGCGAATATGCCACTAGGAGCGGTCTTAAGGCTCTAAGTAGCAACATTATAGGCCTAATGACAAACGGCGCAACCACGGGCGCTACAACAAGCCTAGCGACCATTACAGGAGCGTATAGCTTCACGGCTACGGAAGATGCTCGTATATGTGGCTTCAGGCTCACGGCCAAAAGACTCGGCGATGCAGAAAAAGCCCCTATCGCTAAACTATCGCTCTATATTAACGATGAACTAGCAGACACAAGCTGCATTAACCCTAGCGATCTAGAAACAACGGACGGCTCGTTCGATGCTCTATTTAACGCTGCGCCAGATATTGAAAATGGCGATGTCGTAACTATCACGGCTACGGCGCAGGCTAACTCGCAATCAAGCACGGCCAACGATACCTATCTATCTGCAAGCTCCAACGCTCTAACAGGCTCTTTGCTAACTTGCACGGCTGGCGGCATTGATTCTATCTTTGAGGCCAATATAGACGGCTCTAAGACGGTCTTATTCACGCAGAACGGTATTTTATACCGCATGGCAGAGAACGGCACAATGACGGCCGCTAGAACGCTCCCAACTGGCGCAGGTAGAGTGAGGTATAGCCAGAATCTTAACCAAATCCGCTATGTTGATGGCGTAGAATCACCACGCTTGCTAGACCCTAGCAACGCATGGAACGATACAAAGATTGATACGCTCGACCTTGCGACAGATACAGACCTAAATATTACGCCTACTAATATCATGAACGGCACGAGCGATAACTTGATGTATTTCGCATCCGAGCCAGACACAGAGGCCGTTTGGACTTACCCTTATGGCTACTCTTACGCCAAAAGCCCGGCATATAGCACAACAGAGCGCATAGACGGAGAGCCGGGCGATACTTTAACGGTAGATACCTCTACGATTACGCCTAATTACCCAGCTATTGCCATTGGCGATTGGATTACAGGCCAAGGCAGAAGCACGGCAGAAGTTACGGCTATATCTGGCACGACTGTAAGCCTAACGATTGTCGATACTACTCCAACAGTTATATCTAGCTACGATAAGTTTGGCGTAGATTTTTACCAGAACTTCCCAGCGATCAAGACGGGCGACCCTCTGACGGCGATGTTTAACCTTGCGGGCGTTATGTATTTCCAAACAAGGCGCAACAAATACCTTATGTATTCACAGAGCGCAGATTCGTGGAGTCAGCAGGCTTCTAACGCCCAGGGAGGCACTTTTAGCCAAGAGAGCGTAGTCTGCGACCTTAACTACGCCTACTACGCCAACGATAACGGCATCTATATCTTCGATGGCTCAAGCGAGCAGAGCTTAACGCAAAACACGATTCAGAACGCCTACGATGCTATCCCTAATAAGGAAACTATCCGCCTAGACCTCTACAAAAACCGTCTATACGTCTTTTTCTCAAACAATGGCGCAGAGCTTAACTCGTGCTTTGTCTATAACATCAATCTAAGGGTCTGGGAGAGCTTCGATTCAAATACCTATGTTGGATGCACGTCAGCCCGTCAAAACGCCTCTGGGCGCTTCCTGTGCGGTCATAGCCGTATTGGATTGATTATGACTAACGAGGACGGCGATTATAGCAACTTAGGCCAGCCAATCGCCTTTAACCTCGAAACGGCTTATCAGCACTACGGCTCAACTAGCCAGCTAAAACGTATCACTAAATGGCGACCAGAGTTCGCTACGACCGAGCGAGCCTATACGGTCGAGTGTGGCTACTCGCAAGACTTCAGCGATCAAGTAAAATACGCTTTCTCTATCGACTTGCAGCGCCAAGTTCCAGTTATTACGGACTATGTATGGGATAACCCTAGCGATTACGGCGTGCCAGCAATTCCGACCGTCCATACGACTACGCCAAAGGTCAATGGCGAGTTTTACCGCTGTCAGATTCGCTACCAGCACATAGCAGCATTCGAGCCGGTTATCTTCCGTAGCCATACGCTAACGATTCAAACTCAAAGAATAAGATAGGAGCAACAAGATGCCTAACAGATTCAACCCTATTAACAGCTCGCAAGGCACTAAGGCCGCATTACAACAGATTAACCAAAACTTTATGCAGCTCGATGCCGAGGCCTTTACTAAGACCGTAGCTAAGGGCGGAAACAATCAAGTTATGTTCGGCAAGCTCCCTAACGGCCGTTATGGGCTTCTCGTCTATGACGATGGCGGTATGCCTCGCATTATGATAGGGCAAGCCCCTAAAGACGGCCGTCCTGGCGTGTGGATTTCTAAAAGCGGCTTCGATGTTATTAACGAGATAGACTAAATGCAATATCCTACTCACTTTATCTTTAACTCGGACTACCCGTTCGACATGATCGTGTATTACAAACATCTTGAATATACCAAAGGAACTAGCCCGACAGAGTTTGAGCATCATCTAGGCTTTGCGCCGCTGCTTTTCGGCTCATGGAGCGACAAAGAGGACTTTTCGACCGCTTATACGCTTGCGACAGATGCTTACGGGCTTGTAGGCTCTGACAGAGTTTCGCTATCTGTCGCTTCGGACGATAACAAGGTTTATATCAAAAACGGAGCAACTGGCACAAAACTCTATCTAAAGATATATGGCTTTGCGCCTACTACATGGACAGGCGAGTGCAAGCCAACGGCTCAATCTAACTCGGCACTTTTGCTAAATACCGATAACAATTACGCTCCACTTTTAGCAGCTGGCGCAGTCCAACCAAAAGACCTATCGCAAGGTGGCGGCCAGACAACTACGCTAATGGCAGTTATTGGCAAAGAGGGCTATCAAGAGATTAACGGACGAGATAACCCCGTAGCGCTCTACTATCAAGAGCCGCTCTCTCCTATGCTTATGATGTGGAAAACTACGGCAAGCACTGGGCAAACTGAGTTCAGAATTAACGCCGCTCTACTCAGCATGGGTATAAATATGAGCGCTTACCCGTCTGCTTCTTACATTACTGCGGGTGCGCAGGGCAGCGGGCAGATGGCCTTACAACTTTCAACGGGCTCTAGTCGTCCAGGGCAAGCGAACTATGACGATATAACGCATTTTAGGGTTTATGGATAATGGCAAGAGTAAAAAGATTCATCTATAACAGCGATTTTATGACTATCGCCCATGTCGGTAGAGAGCAGATAAATATAACAATCCCGGCAGGCGAAACACAGCAAGGCCTATATGGCGGAGTGCTTTCTTACCCGCTTAAAATACCAGCCCAGAGCTTTGCAAGGTCAAGGCTAAAATACGTTGGATCAATGATGACCGCAGACGTAGCTTGCGCTGGTGATTTTTACATTGCGGCGACCAAGAGCGGGAAACAAATACAATATATGGCCTTTCTCGCTTTCGAGCCAGACAAGCTAAAGGTTCTTTACTGGGTTCAAAATACGACAGACCTAACAACCGTCCTAACTGATGCCATCACAGTAACGCTAACTATCGACTTTTTGCGCCAGCCGAACACTTAGCCCCATGTGCTAAAATAAAGGTAATTGGCGTTGCGTGAGAAAAACGCAATATGGCGAATCTCGAAGCGATTTTGGCTGAAACGAGCAAAAGCTACGACAACAGCCGAAAAGCTCTAAACGACCAGATAAATGCTATATCTGGCGATCTTGATGCGCAAAAGCAGCGAATCAACGCTCAATATGCGCAGCAGGGCAAGAGCTTGGACAACCAGCGCAACTGGCAGGCGCAAGCCTCAAGCATGGCCGCAAGTCGCAACGGCGGCTCTTTTGGTGGCAGATCAGAAATAGCCAACAAAAAGTATTATCAGCAGTCGTTCGTTCCAGCAGTAACGCAAATGCAAACGAACCAGGCTAACGACCTCTCCAGCGCAGAGTCGCAAGCCAATCAGAATAAGCTTAGCCTTGAGCAGACTCTTGCAGGTCTTAACGATGAAGCTACCCGCTACGGTATGCAGCGCTACGATGCCGCAGTTCAGGCGGAAGAAGAAAAGCGCCGTTGGGAAGCAGAACAGGCAGAAAGAAAGCGCCAGTTTGATGCGCAGATGGCACAGCAGAGGGCTTATCAGAACTACCTCAATGCAGCCAATACCAGCAACAACAGCAATAGAGGCAAGTCTTGGGACTTTGGCGGCGGCTATCAACTTTACTCCAGCCCATACGGCGATGCTTACTATACCAAGAACGGCAAGACCATCTCGGCAGGTGAGTTTATTGAGGGAACTGGCTCGCAGGGCGCTAACTGGGACTTGTGGAAAGATATATGGAATAACGGTGTATCTACTGCGGGTGTTGGATCGGATACCGTGGCAGCGTTCGACCGCAAAATCCCAGGTCAATTAAGCAAATATAGCTATCTATGGAGTTAGGATATGGCACTCTATCAAGAAAATAACGACTGGCAGAGGTTCGCTCGTGAGCGCTTACAGAACTCTGCAAACAATCTTCAACAGAAGCAGGCAGGGCTTAACGCCGCACAGAATCAGAAAACTAAAACATCGCTCGAATCGGCTCTCTCTGGCCTCTTTAACGGCTTGAAAGAGCGTGGCTCGGACATCTTGAACACAGTAAAGAATATCGAAAAGACTAAGTATGGCTGGCTAAACCAGATCGGCGCTAATAAGTCTATCGAGAACGCTCAAAAGGACGACAGCGCACGCCGCAACGAGATTGCCAAGAAATACGGCTTTAATAGCTACTCTGAAGCTATTAACTCGGATAAGGTAGGCGATGACTTTTGGAACGAAATCAAAGCTAATAACGAGCAAACAAAACAGAACCTCAAGGCCAAAACGGATGCTTATCGTAACAATTTTACGGACGTTACAAAGGTCAATACGAACGAAGCCAAAGGGCAAGCTCTTAACACTATCGACTCAGTTCTAGGCTTACTCCCAGGCGGAGCAGGCGTAGTAGCTAACGTGGCAGGTGGTGGCATATCTGGCGTTGGCGATGAATACAAAGCCGCAGGCCGTGAGGGCAGGGATGTAGATTGGAGCAACGCAGGCAAGAACGCCCTAGTCGGTATGGCAAGCGGAACGGCTGGCTCTATCGGCGGTAGCGCAGTAGGCAAAGTAGCAGGCAAGCTAGGCGGCAGCACAGTCGGCAAGCTAGTAGGCTCAAACGTAGCTAAAGGCACAATCGGTGGCGCAGCTAGTGGCGCAGTCGGTGGCGCAGTCGGCACGGCTCTAAACGGTGGAACGCTCGAAGATGCGCTCTTAGCAGCTAAAGAGGGCGCTAAGGCGGGCGCTATTGGTGGTGGCACTATGGCAAGCGTTATGGGCTTAGGTGGCACGGCTCTCGATAAAATCCGCAATCGTGGCACGACCGCACAGACTATCGAGCCAATAGATGCGCAAATCGTCCAGAAAAACAGAATCGAAGCTCCAACGGCCGAGAGAATCCCAAGCACGGTAGAAGCAGTCGAACCAGTTAGCAACAAGCGAGGCATCGCCATTACTGACCTCGATGCAGGCGAGCAGGCTATCAATGTCCGCAATGCCAATAAGCAGGCAAGCCGTGGCAAGTATATTGACGGCGTAGTAAAGGGAAAGAATCTGCCAGAAGCACAAGGCAAAACCTTTGCAGACTTAGGCCAGGGCAAAAATATAGTAAATGCTATGGCAAATCCAGACTCAATCTTCGGCGGAGATGAGGGCATCAACTTCTTGCTAGACCCTGACACGCTGCCTAAGAACTTGCGGGATAGAGTCAAAGTAGCTACCGCTGGATATGCGGACGAGTTCGGCGACCCATACGCAGCCTACGAGCAATACGGCATCACAGGGGCAGAGGGGCTTCCAAAGCTCGATAGGCAAGAGTATTACTACGACACTCAAGGCAAGCTCAAGCAACAGGGCGGAACTATCACAAAGGCAGATATACCGGAGTATATGCAGTCGCACCTACGAAACGATCAGAACAGAGCGGGCTATGGCTGGACAGACAACGAATCAATAATGCGGGAAATCTTCGGCGACAACATGAGCAAAGAAGATATGTATCGCTTATATGATGAAATCGCCTCTATTGAGCCAGTTAGAGCCAAATACACAACAGAAAACGCCGCTGGCGCACTTGCTGGCGATGATAGACTAAGGGCAGATGTCGAGAATTACTTTGTAAATGATACTTTCCCAACTCGCAAAATCAATATCGAGAGCGCACTCACAAACACCCAGGACGTGCCAGTAGAGAGCCTAACTACAAACTATCGCCGCAGCACTATCCCGGCTCGTCAGTATGAGCAAGCTGTCAAGACCATACCAGAGGCAGAAATCGTAGCCAACAGACCAGCAACGGCACAAATCGCACCAGAAGCCGAAGTCAGCGCAACGGCAACAGGCTGGGGCGACAAGAACATGACCAACGCAAGCAAGAAGCGCAATATCTTGCAAAGAGCAGGCGAAACGCTACAAGAAACAGGCCAGGCAACCAAAGACAGCCAAGTTTATAGCAAGCTCAAAGGCAACACGGCCGAAGAAATGGCCCGCAAAAATAGCGTTCAGCGCCTAAGGGATCTAGGCTTTAACTCGACAGACTACGACAGAGCGGCCAACCTCTCTGAAGTCGTCAATAAATACTATGACGATGCAGTAAAGGCAACAAAAACGCCTATCGAAGCGCCACAGCTTCGCAATATCGCTAACGAGATTGCAGACGATCTAAGAATCAGCTCAGACAATAGAGCAGACCTTATCAAGAACCTTAACAGTATGCTAGACGATGCCGTAGCAAGAGATGGCAAGATGTCAGAATATACTATGGACAGATACACGCCAGCAGACTTGGAAAAGGTCGCAAAGAAGCTCGGAGTAATGGAGCAGAATCTTACCACGACCAATCAAGGCGGCTCTAAGAAGAAAATCCGCAACCTACGCCCAGAGGTCGAAGAATACGCCAGGGCGCTCGGCGAAGCTCGCAACCGCTTGCGCAACGAGATTGGCGAGATGGCAGACTATGACGGAAAAGAATTGGCCGCTCGTATGAAAGATGCAGGCGCAACGCAAAAGCAAATCGACTATGTTACCAAAGGCGGAACGCTTAGAAGCGCCAAATCTGCTACATCGCTCTTTGAGGATGCTCGCACTATGGCAGACCAAATTAAGGCGGATGCTTACAAGAGGGGCGCAAACGCTACGAACTCAACGAACTTCGTTACACAAGTGGCTAACGCCTCTGGCGCAAGCAACCTAGTAAATATGGCAGCCCGCCCAGTCGCAAACGTGTTCGGGTCTATCGAAAAGGGCGTTGGCAAAGTTATATCTGGCGTTGGCAACAAACTAGCAGGCACAGCAGGCGATAACGCAGGCGAAACGGCCGGCAAGCTCGCTAACGGCGCTAAGAACCTCGCAGGCAAGGCCGCAGGCATCGCAAACAACGCCACGGCAAGCCTTAACAACGAATCGCTCGCTAACTTATCGCTCGCTGGCATGAATACGCTCGGCAACCAAGCTCAGCAGTTCGCTAACAAGCAGATGGGCAAGGCAGAGGCAGAACGCTCTCAGAACCGCCTAGAAAACGCTCAGGCAGTCGCAAACGCTCAAGCCGACTATGACAACGCTCTTGCGGATTACAACGCACAGGAAGCCAATTACAACGCTAATATGGCAACATCCCAGAACCAGACCACAGGCGCAAGTCAGCTCGACAGAATCGCCGCAGCCATGGAGATGGCGCTCAACGCAGGCGACATCACGGCTTATGGCCAGCTTGCAGACCTTTACACGCAAGCCGCTAAGATTGAGGAGCTAAGAAACCCAACGAGCAACAAGACCGAAAAGGCGCTCTCTGCCAACCAGGCAAAGGCCTTAACGGCCCAGCAACAGCTCGAAGCTTTGGCGCAAATGTCGCCAGATGCAGGCACGGTAGCCTCTGGAATCCCACTACTCGGCAATATCGTCAATCTAACTGGAGGCAACGAATACGCCAACCAGGCAAGCTCGCTAGCTACTACACTTGGCTACTTGCTATCCGGCGCAAACATCAAGGAATCAGAAGCACAAAGAATCGGTCAAGCCTATGTGCCTACCGCCTTTGACTCTGAAGCCGTCCGCAAGCAGAAGCTCGAACGTGCAAGGCAGCTCATCCAGAGCTATATGTCAGACACGGGCGCACTTGAAGCCTAAAACAAACACAAAACAAGAAAATACCCCCCATAACGGGGGTATTTTTAATAGTCTTTGCAATAATCGAGCATATTAGAGCTATATTTACACTTATATCCGCAATCATAGCGAATAGCCTCAGATAAAGCGCTCATATTAGCCGCATAAGCTATACACTGCTGTTTATCCTTGAATTTTGGAGCATCTTCGTCTAAAAACCATTGGTTATCGCTTACGTTGAACGTCTTAAGCTCCCAATTTACCGTCCAATGCTTTGCGATCAAGTTATCGTAGGCGAACCACAACAAGAGGGCAATAATAACCCACTTCAAAAAACTACCACCGCTCTTTTTATCTTCCATATTCAATCCCTCGCTTATATGGCAATTATAGCATTGTGCTAAAATAAAAGTAATTGGCGTTGCGTAGGATACTATCCTATGTTCATCGAGGAAATCGAGGCCAAAGAGCGCACTCTTGGCGACAAGTTCGAGGAGTTCGGCAAGAAACTCGGCAAGCTATGCGATCTAGGCTACGACATCTTAGGCGATAAGAAAATGGGCGAAAAAGAGCGCTCAGAGTTTATCGACATTTTAGCAAACATTAAGGGCGCAAAAATGGCCGCTTACAAGCAGATGGAAAAATATAGCGATGTAAGGGCAGAAGATCGCCAGAAAATTGACCGCAAGGCGGACGAGTTTGTTAAGGGCTTGGGCTTAGAAGAAGATAAGGAGTAGGCGATGAACGCAGACACCTATATTCAAGGCCTACAACCACTCGTAATCCCGCAGAAAAACACGCAGACTATCCAGATTGAGTCAGATTATACGTTTCAGACTGGCGACAAGCTCTATATGACCGTCAAGACGAAGCCAGACAACGACCAGACCGATGGCGATGCTCTTATGACTAAAGACTGGACTGTCGGAACTGATGCAGACTACGACAACGAGGGCTATCTTGCGCTCAATCTAGCAGAAACAGATACGGATATCGACTTCGGCGATTATGTCTATGACATTAAGCTAGTCAATAGCGAGGTAAAGACAACTATCGTATATGGCCCACTCGTAATAGCACCTGTAAGCACATTGAGGGTTTAATTATGCAAAGAATCTCTATCACAAACCCACAAAACATCATAGACGGCACGGCCAAAAAGTATTACTTCAAGCTTCGCAATACGGGCGGCCCAAAGGGCGATAAAGGCGATAAGGGCGATACTGGCCAGACTGGCCCACAAGGCCCTAAAGGCGATGCAGCGACCGTAGCCGTTGGCTCTACAACTACGCTACCTGTTGGCTACGATGCAACAGTAGAGAACGTTGGCTCTTTATACAATGCCGTGCTTAACTTCGGCATCCCACAAGGCCCACAAGGCCCACAAGGCGCAAAGGGTGATAAGGGCGATACTGGCGCACAAGGCGAAACAGGCCCAAGAGGCCCGCAAGGCGAGAGAGGCACGAACGCCACAGTATATATCGGCACGACTTCCACGCTCAATCCAGGATCACAAGCCACGGTATATAACTCTGGCACAGACTCTAACGCAGTGCTTAATTTTGGCATTCCTAAAGGCGAAAAGGGCGATACTGGCCCAATGCCTACGATCGCACAGACGACCGGCCAAGCAATAGACCAGGTTATGAGCCAAAAGGCCACGACTGATGCTCTAAACGCCAAGCAGGCTACTATCGACAGCTCGCACAAACTCTCTGCCGACTTGGTGGATGATACTAGTACCACAAACAAGTTTGTAACAGCTCAGGAAAAGACTACATGGAATAGCAAGCAGGATGCGCTCACGGCAGGTCAGAACATCAATATCATGAATGGTGTTGTCTCTACTCCAGCTATCGCACCGGAAGTAGTCGAAGAACTACCAACGACAGGCGCAGAGGGCAAGCTATACCTCACGCCAACAGCGCACACGACTCAGACCGCAACAGGCAATCCTATCACGGCAACCGTGGCAGAAGAAGCAGGTAAGATTGAGAGCTTCCAGTTGGATGGCGATACTTTTCAGCAGACTTATACAGGAAAGAACTTGCTTAAATTGACTAAGCCAGGAAGCCCTTCTGGTGGTTTAACGATAGATAGCTACAACACGGCTACTAATAGCATTACTTTCCACGGCACTACGACAACAAACTACCCAGTCATTTCAACAGCTACAAACTTAAACATACCTGCTGGAACTTATACTTTTAGCATAAAAGAAGCTGTATCTTATAACTTATCTCTTAGGATGGAGCTGACTGACGGAACTTATCCTAATGGTATCTTTATTGCACCAGGTAGTTCTTCTAAGACATTTACGCTATCTAAAGATGCTGTGAGCATAGTAGTTACTTACTCTGTTGGTTCTACTGAGGTAAATATTCCATCTACGACTATCGCTAATCTAATGCTCGAAGCAGGCTCAACCGCAAGCTCATTCGAGCCATACGTTGGCGGACAACCTAGCCCGAATCCAGACTATCCGCAAGCGATACAGACGGTTACTGGCGAGCAAACGATATCTATCAACGGCACGGACTACCCTATCGACCTCGGCTCTATCGAACTCTGCAAGCTCGGCACTTACCAGGACTACATCTGGCAGGATGGCGACGACTGGAAGATCCACAAAGCCGTCGGCCACGAAACTAAAAGCGTGGACGTCAGTGCAATCAGCGGAACGAGCTCAGGGCCAACACTTACCTCATCGCACGGCGCATTCTTCGTGTCAAACTGGCACTGGGGTCAAACAGACTACTTGATTACGCTGGGAGCAGCAATCGCTTCGGAAAATATCGGAGTTTATAAACTCGACACAAACGTCATCGGCAATACTGGAGCTAATGCAATGGAAAGCGGAACATTCTGCCCGAGGCAAGGCACGAACGACCGCTTGTACTTCAGAAACGCAGCACTTATCGGGAAAACAGGCAACGAAGTAAAATCAATAATCAACAACAAAAGCGGTGGCCTGAATGCATGGTGGCCACTAGCAACCGAAACCGACACCATAATCACCGACACCGACCTCATCGCACAGCTTGAAGCAATCCGCACGGCCTCGCTTCAGAACGGAGCAAACACCATCACGAACACCGCCACAGGCTCGAACCTAGCTGGCGATATGGAGATTGGCTACTACGGCTACAACCCACGAAATCGATATGATAAGTGGCTCTGGCTCGACCTCAACAATAACTACGAGCAAATCGGGAGCTAGAGATGGAGTCAATCATAGTCAGCATAGTAGGCGCAATCGCAACTATCACGACTACTGCTATCACGGCTCGCAGAGCAAGCTCTAAGGCGGACAGATACGATGCCAAGAACTCAATCATCATGATGATTATGGAAGACCATCAGCTAGTTACGGAAGGTAAGCTCCCTATCAACTATCAGAATGTGCTTCACGAATACGACATCTATCACGAGAACGGCGGAAACTCGTATATTAGCGAGAAAGTCGAAAGCTATAAAACTTGGTTCAAAGAGATTCAAGCGAAACAATAACAACGAGCGCTCCATTTTGGGGCGCTTTTAAGGAGGAAAAACTATGTCAATGCACGGCACAGACCAAAGCTACTGGCAACCAAACCAAATTACAGAGGGCGATTTCATTATCTGTAAGGCAACCGAGGGAACTGGTTATGTAGATCCTACTTGCGATGCTAAATACCAGCTCAACAAGAACGCTGGCAAGCTTCTCGGCGTATATCACTACGCACGACCAGACCTAGGCACAACCGCAGAAGATGAGGCTCGCTTCTTCGTGGAGAACTGCAAAGGCTATATTGGCGAAGCTATCTTAGCCCTCGACTGGGAAAGTGCTAATAAATGGGATACTGGCTGGGCGAAGCGCTGGCTAGATAATGTCAAGGAACTGACAGGCATCAAGCCACTTATCTATATGTCTAGCTCGGTAACTTTTGCCTATGACTGGAGCGCCGTTGTGGCTGGGGATTATGGCTTATGGGTCGCAAACTACGGCAACAATGACGGCACGAATCACGGCTGTCCTGCTGTCGGATACTGGGGCATTGTAGCTTGCCACCAATACACGAGCAACCCTCTGGATAAAGACGAGTTCTTCGGCGATGCAAACACCTGGAGAGCTTACGCAGGCGCTAAGGGCGCTACGCCAACTCCAGCACCTGCACCAAAGCCAAGCAAGAAGTCTAACGAGCAAATCGCAGACGAGGTTATTGCTGGCAAGTGGGGCAACGGTCAAGACCGCAAAAATCGCCTCATAGCTTCTGGTTACGACTACCAGGCTATCCAAGACATCGTAAATAAGAAGCTTGGCGGTGGTGGCTCGACAGGGCATACCTACTATAAAATCCAGCCTGGCGATACATTAAGCGCTATCTCGGCAAAGTTCGGCACGAGCATCAGCCAGCTCTGCGCCTGGAACGGCATTGCAAATCCTAACGTAATCTACGCTGGCAACACAATCAGAGTTAAATAAGGAGCATATATGGCAACCAAAAAAGCAACCAAACAAGCTAACGGCTTGATCATGAAAAACTCGACTTACGACACACTAAAGTTTATAGCTCAGATTCTACTCCCAGCCATCGCCACGTTATACGCCACGATTGGCGCTATATGGAACTTACCACTCACAGACCAGATAGAGCAGACTATCTTAGCTGCAATCGTCTTTATTGATGCCGTCTTAGGTATCGCATTGGCTAAGGCCAGCTCAGACTACCACAAGGGCGACTAAACGCCAGAGGGCTTTATGCCCTCATACCTGCTCGACTAAAAATAATTATCAACAACAATATGCAATTTTGATTATGTTCTGTTCAGTCGGGCAGATATGAGGTTATAAACCTCGAACCTTAAACCTTGAGAACTGCGAAAGGGGGAGCAGATATGAAAGTGTCTATTTTTATCCGCATAATTGGCCGTATCGACAGCAAGAAACTCTATAACGAGATCGAGCATTTTGGCATCAATATCACGGACTGCGGTGATTATACGCTCGTCTATGGCGATGTCTGGCTCGAAACAGCGAGCCGTATCTTCTATCACTGCTCGCTTTATGGCGAAACTATGACCGAACTCACGCACAAGAAGTAAGGGGGGGGCGATTCTATGGGCAGAAAAGGCCGCAGATTACGCAAAGCACAACGAGCAAAGCACACTAACGCTCACCACCTCATCTTCCAGAGAAAGCACTTTGGCGATGGCTTCGGATGGCTTCTGCGACAAGCCTTTGTATATGAGCTTGACGTAGAGATACACAACGAGCTACACAAGCACATACTGCACGACATACCTAAACCGTCCGAGGAGCAGCTTAAACACGCCTGGGAGGTCTATCAGACGAATAAGTGGCTTATCGACCAATACGACATCTGCCAAGCTTGCGAGTGGCTCGCTAACGTCTGCACAGACCCCGCCTGGCGGGCTTGCATGACACGGCAACTTATCTATCTAAAAGACAACCTCAAGGACTACTAAAAGAGGGCCTCGGCAATAGCCGGGGCTTTTCTATATAATGGAATTATGATGTATGTTATATCGCAAATAGCAGGGTGGATAGCAACTTTTCTAAGGGCTGGCGGTATGCTGGCAAAGAAGCCTATCAATATCAAGCTTCTAGTTAGCGGCGGCAACCTCGGCTGGCTCATCAGCGGCGTTTTAACAAGCAATATCCCTCTAATAGTGAGTAATGGTCTATGCCTACTAATCATGATCGTAGAGCTTCTAAGAACTCGCAAGAAGTGTAATAATAGCAAAGTCTAGGGATAGACTCTAAATAAATCTTCCATAACTCTGGTGATGCCCACCCTTACCAGAGTTTTTTGTGTTATAATACCCTTTATGGACAGGGGCAAACATATCGTCCAACTTACAAGCCCCAAGTTCGGTGATTCTTGAATAATCCCAATCGAGCAATAATTTTAATAATTATCGCCCATCATTTCACTTACACATCATGCCGCCCAAGTGGCGGTATTTTGTCGGCACAAAAAGAAAGCCACATGAAGTGGCTCTCAGCAACGAAATACGGCAAATAAATTGCCGATATTGCTATTATACACCAAAACTGTGCTATAATAAAGGTATCGAATAGCTCTAAGCACGCCAATATGGTGTGCTTTTTGCACCTCGCAACACTTGCGGAGGTAAATAAAATGCAAGACTTTTCGGAGGCAGTAAAATGCCTGTAATTCGAGTTAATAAGACCAAAGACTATACTGTCATGGCCAACTATCACTTTAGAGATAAGAATCTATCCCTTAAAGCTAAGGGGCTTCTATCTATGATGCTATCGCTGCCAGACGGCTGGGGCTACTCCGTCGAGGGCTTAGCTAAGTTGTCGTCAGACGGTCGAGATAGCGTTATGGCTACACTAAGGGAGCTTGAAAGATTCAACTATCTTAAGCGCAGCCGTGTAAGGAACGAATCCGGCAAGCTCGGCGAGTCGATCTACGACATCTACGAGCGACCATTGACGGAAAAACCTACGTTGGAAAATCCTACGTTGGTTAAACCTACGTTGGAAAAACCGACACTATTAAATACTAATAGATTAAATACTAAAGTATTAAATACTAATAATAAGAAAGTAAGTAAGGAGCAAAGCTCCAAGTCTGTGGAAAACTTTAACTCGATTATCGAAGAAGCCACAGAATCCGAAGATCTACGCTCTACCCTTATTGAGTTTGTGAAGTTCAGGAAGCTCATCAAAAAGCCAATGACTAACAAAGCTCTCGAACTGATTATCTCGAAGCTAAACAAGCTAGGCTCTAGCGACAGAGAAAAGGTCGAGATCATCAATCAGTCTATCGAGCGAGGATGGGCTGGAGTGTTTGCTCTTAAAAGTGATGAGCCGATGCAACAGGGAAGATATGGCCAGCCA